AAAAAGTTTCCGTTATTTCCAACATATACAACATCGCCGACACTGAATCCAGCAGTGTTCACTGCATCAAGCAGCCCAGAGAAAACAGCCTGACCAGTAGCTCCAGCTGCGATATCTTCGTTGAGAACGAAAACAGCAGGCATCTTAGTCTCATCAGTATTGTTAGCTACATCAACAGTAGTGTTGCCGTCAACATCTTCACCAGTGATGTACACTACAGTACCTTTGTTGAGCGTGTTTGCAGTGTCGTTCTTTACCGTCTCTACAACAAGATTAACATCTAGCTCTCCCTCAAGTGCTGGGTTCTCTTGAAGAGAGATTTCTTCTGTGTTCGCATCATACGTAAGAATGTATCTGTCAAGCGCAGGGGCTAGAGTTTGGTTTGTATCGAACTCGTAGTTACCGAGCAAGACGTGACCTGTGCCATCTGGGATGATGGTGATGTCTTCGTTGTTTGAGCTGACGATGTCATCTCTAACCTCTAAGTCCCCATTGATCTTAACGAACTCGTTGTCGAACTCCCCGTAGATAAGATCGGTTGCGTTAGGCACGCCGAGTGACTGGCCACTGATACGGAGTCTGTGGTTGTCGTACAAAGTAGAGCTCCCTGCTCCATACCCGATGAATACGTTGCCAGAACCCGTTTCAAGCTGGTGCCCAGCTCTGTAACCAAGAAGGACGTTGTAGTTGTACGTAGATCCTGGCTGCTGAGTGGAGCCTGTTCCAGCTTCATAACCGATGACAGTATTCCCCTCACCGTTGTTGTATCTACCAGTGTCATACCCAACAAACACGCCTCTTTCGTGGGCTCTAGAAAGACGTCCGATTGCTACAGAACCAACGCTTTCAGAACGCGACGACGTCCCGATTGCAACAGTAGAGATTGCATTAGCGCTTGCGACTGCCCCTAAAGCTATTGAGCCAACCCCAGCCGCTGATGCGAGCACTCCAACAGCAGTCGCACTAACAGCACCAGAAGTCTGATAACCTATCAGCGTATTCTCATTCTGAGTAGTCAAGTCATTACCAGCTTGATAACCAAGCACAGTGTTGTAACTACCAGTGGTTAAATCATGCAAGGCTTCATAACCGATAGCAGTATTGCTTGCGCCTGTAGTGAGAACTTTAAGAGCCTCGTAACCGACTGCTACAGTATTCTCGAATGTAGATTGGTTAAATGTGCCGTTTAGAGCGTTGAATCCGACAGCCACGTTATTCCCCCCAGAAGTCTGATAGCCAGACTGAGCTCCTACATAGGTTGAGTAAGACGCCGTAGTAGATAGAAAACCAGCGTACGCACCCAAGGACACATTGAATTCACCACTAGTTAAGGATTGCATAGCGGATTGGCCCATTGCGGTGTTATATGAGCCGTCTGTAAGGCTCAGCATAGTCTGAGCCCCCACGGATATATTGTAGGAACCAGTCGAACCAGAACCCCCTCGCATTGCTCTTTGACCTATCGCAATGTTTTTGTTTCCCGTTGCATTTTGAGCCGCTTCTTTGCCGATAGCAACTGCAAAGCTCGAGCTTGTAGAATTTTGAAACACCCTTTCGCCAATACCTACAGCACCATTAAATAACGAGTTGGGCAGCTCTGTTCCAATAAGGATATACTTCTGGTTAACACCGCCCGCACTAAGATTTATTCTCCCATCTACATGCAGCGCTTCTTGCGGAGATGTAGTTTCAATCCCGACTCTGCTGTTTGCGACGTCTACGTAGATCGTATCTGTCGTTGAAGTCAAGTTGCTTGAATCACCGACGTACACATGTCCTTGCGGCAAGTGATCCAACCCAGTGATGTCAGCGAAAGTGAACGGCGCAGAAGACGCCTCCCACTGAGTTCCAGAGTATCTAAGGAAATCATTTGCAGAAGGAGACATGCTAGAGTCAACATCGATAAGAGTGCTGAGCTGGTGTGTGTATTGAGTAGCCACACCGTTAGCGTTACCCACCCAGATCTGATTCTGAGCCAACCCTTCGAAAGTGTTGTTGCTCCCATCTACGTAAACTGAGATGATCCCTTCGGTAGAATCTACCTTAGAAACAACCCCGACAGAGTAAGAAGCATCCGTTCCGCTAGGAGCGGTAGCGGTAATCCCTCCGCCTGTTGCGACATACAGTCTGTCACCGACAGAGAAAGTCGCAGTGTTAGCGTCAATCAGAGCACCGACGAGGATAACATCTACGTCATCTTCTGGATCAGTAACATCTCCAGCAACCAACCCAACGGGAGGGAGCGTAGCTGCATCAGCAGCGTCACAAGCAGCGATCTGTCCGCTTGAGTTGATGTAGACAGGATCTCCTTTAGAGAGCGTTCCTGTGAACGTCAGATCAGTTCTGTCAAGCATCAAAACCTCTACGTCACCCCACTCGGTGGCATAGTCAGCGCTTGAACTTTTCTTTAATACTTGTGGCTTTATCCCGCCTGAAGGAACCCCAATTCCTGGCAGTCCATAACTAACTTTGACTACTGGGGTGGAGTTTACAATTACCGTTGGACTACTCATACTGCAAATATACTAAAGGAGAATCAGGAGATGTTGACGTCGTCATTCACCCTAAACGTTCCGTAAAGTAGAGTTGCTTCGTAAGGGGCGCCTCCTACAGCAGGGAAGACGTCAGCGTTGGTGTCTGTAACCTGTAGGTCGTAAACGTAAAGACCTGGCTCGATGCCGAGGGTAACCGTAGAAGTGGCCTCGATAGTAAGCTTAGAGTTAGAAGCCTCCCCGTTAGTAATGTCGTAGGTAAACGTAGCACTCAACGGAGACGCCTCTGAATCTTCTGCGACCTTCAGGATGTAAGTAGCTGAGGTGTCAAGTGGCATTGGCGTCTGAAAATCAACTACCAACTTAAACGAGTCCCCTCTCTTACACACAATGTCTAGGCGGGGCGCTATATCTAGGTTTACTTTAGCCATTATCTTTTTTATGATTGTTTTTAGTGCGTCAAGCGCCCTGCTCAATAATGTTTTTAACGATATCATCTACGTTTTGAGGCCCACCGACTTGAGTCTCAGGACCCTCTGTGAGCTCTGATCTCTCTCCTTTTCTCTGAGAGATAAGCTTGCTTTGCTCCACTGCTTGCTTCTCGACGCGCTCGTCCTTTCGATCCTCTTTGAGAACTTCGAGCTTCTCTTTGAACTCTTGCTCTTCTGTTCTAAATCCGAGAGTTGCTTGAGCTCTGATAAGTTCGATCTCCTTACGGAACTGGTGCTTAACCTGCTCCATCTGCATGTCGAGCTGAGCTTTCATTTGCAGTTCTTGCGCCTTAAGCTGAGCCTCCATCTGAAGCTCTTGCTGACGCGCCTGAGAAGCTGCCTGAGCTGACTGCTGCTGGATCTGAGCTTGCTGCTGAGAGTTCTGCATAGCCATTTGCTGGGCTCTAGCCATACGCTTCGCTCTGCGAACAATGAGAAGCCTCTCGGCTTGATTCACGTCTTTAAGCTGTCGTATAGCAATGGCATCTTCGATGTCGAGTTCTTTCTGAGCAAGGGCTACCTGGATGTTCTGCTCAAGGTACTGACGCTCAGCATCCTCCATCTCTTTAACGATACGCACACCGAAGTTGTACATAGGCAGGTCATCAAATGAAGAGAGCACCTCCATGTTAGCCTCACCTACAGCGTTAGCGTATGCCTCGTAAATGACGCTACCCACTGGAAGGATCTGCAGACACTTGACGATGTCAGAGCACACCTTCTTAAAGAGCACAATGGATGCGTGCGTCATGTCGTAGATAGCATTGTTACCAGCTGCGATTGCTTGCTGCTGAACACCCACGAGAGTATCCCCCTTAGGCGTAGAAGCATCCATCATCTCATTGATACCTGTGGTGTCTCTGATGAGGCGCAGGTAGTGGTTGTACAACCCAATGAATTCATTGATGTTACGAACAGCATTCCCGATCTCTCTGATCGGTGGGTTTTGGAATCCACCTTCTGGGTTCTTGCTTCTGTAGTAAAATACACCCGTTTGTTCGTAGATGTCATGGAGCTCCAATGGCTGCAACTCTCCACCCTTTCCGAGCTGGACATTCTCCAGACCTTCGATGTCAATGATGATGCCATCTGGCTTAGCCTTAGCGATAGCCTGCTGGATCTTAAGGTGCGTAAGCTGGAGCTGGTCAGCAAACCCGATGCAGCTATTCACCATAGACTTAGGCATCATGTTGTCCATGTTCGTTGCGACAACAGAGTAAGAGAGGTTTGCCTTTGAAAGGTCGTAGAGGTTCTTAGGGATGTTGGTCTTCATGCCGTAGCTGAAGAGCTTATCGCATCCAAGCACGTAGTAACCTCCGTAGACAGTCTCGTTCTCAAGGCACTTGACCTCACGTCTGTAAACAGAATTCTCTGGGGCCTTATAGCCTTCTTCTTTGGCATAGAAGCCTACGTTACCGTACCTGCTCTCTTTCTCTTCGAAGTACATCTTGTCAACGGACAAGAACTCGAACTCAAGAACGTCAACCATAAACTCGTCATACCCGTAGTGACTACGATTCGTTTCGGGATCGTAGGTAGACTGAGACATTCTATGAGACTTATTCTGGCTCTTTGACTTTACTGTGTCGGCAATCTTCTTATAGTCCTCCTCGGTCAACTGATCCCCAGCCAATCTCTTAAGCTCATGGATAGGCATCCGCTTGATGTGACCTGCGTAGATCATATCCCCGAACGAAGGGTCTTTCACTTCATTGTGCACGAAGTCGATAGGGTCAACGTACTCAGTGACAATGCCGTAGTTGGGATCGTTGCTTCTTTTGACAACAGCCATGCCGAGATCTACGATATCCTTTACGGATCTCCTGTAGATAGAATCGTGGAAGTCATTCCACTGAAGCGTCATGTTGGTTGCGATCTGAGCAGCGATCTCAGAAGAGGACTTGATATTGTTCCCCATAAAGATCTCCGCCTCCTCAAGAGTATCTGGCAGGGATTCGACATTAGCTACGTCTACACCAGTCTTGTCCTTGATGTCTTTGAGATCCTTCTTGGCTTCGATGAGAGCCTCCATCTTCTTGCGCTCTCTATCCTTTTCAGAAGAAGAGAGAGGATCGACGGCCTCTAGGTTTGGGTACGGTTCTCTAGAGAGAATCTTGTTCACTACAATTCTAGCGAACTTCGGGAGTATAGGTACTGGAGTAAAATCCAGGTTAAGGAAGCTGCCATCCCCGTTGTTGGGGTCCATGCTAGTCAGGAGCTGACGATAGATAGCGGTGTCTTGAGTTCCGTTAGCGTAAGCTCGGTTCTTAAGGAAGGTATCCCTTCTGCGCCTCATCAGGGTGTTCTCCCTATCGAGAGTTCCCCACTGATTCTCAATAGCCTTCGCATACTGAAGGCCATAGGAGTTGCTTTCTTTGACCTCTCTTGTTTCAAGAGGACTGGGAAATCCTTTTTTAGTTGGTTTATTGTCCCCGTACATTAGCGCAAATATACTAAAATTACGAGTGCCAGTGTTTTATCTTATGCTGCCTAAAGAATTTCTTCTCGTTGAAGTTAGACTTGGGTTTCTCCGCTTTGACTTTTTGTGATCCAAGAAGAGCCAGTCCCGAGCTAATGGTCAAGTCAAACTTGGTTCTGTTTGAGATCTTATAGCCTATCCAATCCTCAAGAGTTCTGTTAAGATACATCTTACCCATCTCCCCTGTCTCTGAGTTCTCTCCTACGTGATCGTGGATATAAGTCTCAATGGCTTGCGCGTGAGATTGAATTACGTCTTGCGAGTTCGAAGGGATGCCTTTCGTCTTGACATTCGCCTTAGAACTAGAAGAGGCTAAGTGGGCTGGCCTATCCATTAAGTAGCCATCGTAACCTCTTGACTCAAAGTATCTTACGATGCCGTACTTATTGTTTTCCACGAGGAGTGGATAGCCGTAGTAGAAGGCACACATAAGGACGTCTTCGTAGAAAATGCTGGCGAGGTCAGGTCGGGAAGCATACTCAACAACGAACATGTTTGCGGGGGCGTGCATGTTGAACTTGTTGTACATATGTAAAGCTCCTTTGGACCCCCTTCCGTCAACAGTTTGATCGAGGTCATAAGAGTCAACACCGCCACAACCAATGTGGCTATTCCCAGGTTTTTTCTTTCCGCGTTCATCGATGAATTTGTTTCTGTCTGCAGCGGCAGGCTGCCAAGCTACGTGGAACCTACCGTTAGGATCAGGAGAGAATATAACCTCTTTGTCCTTCTCCTTCCACATGAAGTTACCCCTGACCACAGGGTTTGGATACAGGTCGTTGTTGTGATCTATCTGCTGGTAGATCTTGCCCACATTGAACAGGCTCCCCTCGATGCTATCCCTGAAAGCCTCTTCCTCTGTAAAGGGGAACTGCCTGACAACTTCGTTCAGTTCAGAGGCGTCATCCTTGAGGCTGTCTCTCTCATTCTTCAGGTACGTCTTCGCCCCAGTTTCGATGAGCTCACCGTCGATACCTTCAACGGGATTGTCAGGGTCTTCGGTAACGGGATTACCATAGCGATCAAAGAAACCTTCGAGGGCATCGTAAGCTGGTATAAAGATGCGATAGAGTCCGCTTTTAGTCCTACCATTTGCATTGCGTTCATTCGGATTAGAGTCTTCCCAAAGGACTTTGTACTCGTTTCCGCCCTTGTCCATTGGGTTTACCGTACTCCCTACAAGAGCCTTGCCAACCACCTTTTTACCGACAATAAGGCAGGTTCTTTCAATTCGCCATGCCTCTCGTATGTCAACTGGCTTCTCCCATTTACCCGCCTCATCCAGGTATAGCATGTGTAGCTTCTCCCCGTCGTATGCGTTATTCGTGGTATTCTTCCAGTTGATGATCGTGTTCAGAGCGTCACCTTTGTATGACGTCTTGTTATTCTTCGTAATTCGCTTGGATGGTTCGCGGAAAGCCAACTCCATGCGCGGGTTAGTTGTACCATCTTGGATGGGTTTGAAAAAGAACGGGTATGACTTGAAGATCGGAACGACCTTCTTCATGAAAATGTTCTCTTGAGAATCCTTACCAGTCTTCGACTGAATCCCAAGAAGCTTGTCTTTAACCTGCGTAGCTTCGTCAACAAGAACAGAAGAACAGATATTAGTATACCCAGAACGGCGACACTTAGTATAAAGCTGACCGACACAACGGGGATCAGCTTCGCACGCAGCCATGTGGATAAAGATTTCACGTTGGAACGCAAGATAATACGGGGCGCCGATATCGATGTTGGACCATTGTAAGAGCATGTAGTGCCTTCCCGTAATATACGTAGGGACGCCATGATTGTAAAACCAAACACCGTTGCGCCTGCGCTCAAACTCCTTCTCGATGTAACCAGAAAACTTCTTTCTAAACTCGGGAGGGTTCTCGAACCACTCATCCATACTTCTAACCATTTGCAGCTCTTTGGGCATAGGAATGCGTCGCCACATCTGCATAGCCTTTGGCTGGTCATGGAAGAGTATTTCAGATCGCTTTGGTTTTTTCGGGAGGACAACAAGAAGCCCATGGAGTTCAATAGCCTCACCTTCCGAACCGTTAGGGTCGATCTTAATCCCTTTATCTTCGTATCCATCTATGTCTACGAGAACAGACATCAGTAGCTTCTGCCGAGACTATCCATTCGACCAAGCTTAGGTGCCCCTGTCTTTGGGTTCTTAAGCTCCATGTACTTTCCGCACGGACACTTGATGTCGTGGTAAGCGCCGTCTTCACCAAACCTGATGGTGACTCCGCTCTTGTTTTCTTCGTGTGCTTCTTCGCACTTGCAAATGTATTCTGCCATGGTTGTAAATTTAGTACCCCCGACAGGATTCGAACCTGTGACCGTTTGCTTAGAAGGCAAATGCTCTATCCAACTGAGCTACGAGGGCATGGTCGGCGAGGCGGGGCTTGAACCCGCATGTGACCGATTACTCTTTCTACAAGGTATAAGCTTGAGGAGATACTCGCCGATTACTCATCATCCATTGAGTCGTATTCGCTGATATCTACTTTGTAGGCTTCGTCCATTCCGTGTAGATCGATAAGCGTGTGGCATGCTTTGGTTGCTTCTATGTAGTATTCTTTTACTGTTTGATCTGGTTTCTTGTTTCTGAGCTTCTCTATCCTACATATATCAGGCCTGTCTTCGTGTATGGAGCACAGGTTCCCGACGAGGTGTGCGCAGCTACCGTCAGCTTTGGATGGCAGACCGTGGACCTCTGGGTCCATCATGCCTACTGACCTGCAACACGCTGAGCACTGAGAACAGATGAACTTCATCAGCTTTCGTACTCACCATTCCACATGTCTTCCCAAAACTTATATCTCTTTACGTCGTCTTCGGTGATCGTCATGTTCTTCCACCAGTACTGTTTACTTTGAGAATCTTTCTGCGAATCCTCCTGAGTAGTCTTTGTCTTCTTCGATTTGGCCATTGTCTCTTAATTGTTTTACCATCTGCTCTAGCTTCTGTCGCTCAATGATGAGCTCCTTGCAATCTATTGCGGTTTGTTTAATTGATTGTAGTTCTGCTTTTCTAGCTGATCCACCAGCTTCTGGATCTACAGGCTTCTTGATCTCATCGATCATGTTATCGATAGCCACCTGCATGCTGTTCATCAGGCGCTCGGCTGCGTTTACCGTCTCAAACTTCTGCGTAGTCGAGGTAGTCTTGGGGGATGCGGATGTATTCTTTGCCATCGATTTTGAATCTGTAGTCAATGCCTTTCTTGAATCCGACAACGTCGCCAACCTTCAGGCCTAGTTCTTGCATGCCAGGGCTATCAAAAGCAACACGAGCTGTCTTGGTGGGTGCTTCTTTAAGCTTCACGAGTACGATCTCGTCCTTACCCTTCTCCTCTTCCTCTGGCTTATCTAAGTCTTCGAGGATTGCCCATCCGCCAAGAGGGATTACTTCGTCGGTATCTTTCTTCTTGCACGCAATCGCTTGGTTGGCCACGGTGCTTTCGTCGTTCCAGCGGATGAGATAATGGTTCTCATGACCAGTGAGCGGCTGCCCACCATTGATCACGACGTGATGGTGGAAGTACAGCGTGTCGCCCTCTTCGACTCCAGTGTCGTATTTGAAGGGGGTGGAGACCACAGGGCCTTCGTTCACCCTGTTCTCGAACTCCTTGAACCGATTGTCGACGTACAGTTCCAGGCCACCCTTGGTGGTGACTGTGTCATTAATCGGCTTGTCGATTTCTACGACAAACAGATCAAATGTTCGCATAGTTAAAAGTTTAAGTCGTATTCAATTATAGTAGGCATCTGGTTTATGCTCTTCCAGAGAAACGTCTCGTTCTCTTTCTCTACATACACCAAGTACCTAGTTGTTCCAAATTTATGAAGAAATTCTGTATCTAGAGCGATAGCAGACACTTTTCCATCACCAGCTCTCATGCCGATGTAGTAGGCCATTCCATTCTTGGGATCGTGGCCTATGACGATCTTTCTTACGTATCCTTCTTGCATTAGTTTAGAGATATGCCGAGGTCTCCCAGCATGTCTCTAAGGTCGTTGTCTGTGTTGTCTTCATAGGTCTCCCTCATGAGATCGACTACGATGTCGAGCTCGTCTTTAGAGTCTAGGTTGTAACTAAACAGCGACTTCATCTCTACTGATTCGTCTTCGGCGGATTCAATTTCATCCATGAGTCCTACGACGATAGCTGACATGATTCTATTCTCGTACCCTCTCTCTTTAACCAAGTTCTCGATTTCGAGTATCTTAGTGTAAAGCTCTGACAGGAATTCAACATCTTCGTAGTTCATAGCTTATTTTTGTCTAAGATACAAATTATTTCATGCCCAAAACGAAAGTTCGAAAGAAGAGATTGTTCAGGGAGGTGTCGTTCCTCGACGACAGGTACATCAACAACAACTACTTAAAGCATCTCAGGTCCACCCGCACTATGTTCTGCGAGGACAACGGCATATCTTTCAGCCACCTTGAGTTCCTGCTGTGGGCGTATGACAAAGAGTTCTGGACCATTAACTACGCAGCAGACGAGTACGGGTTCAATAAGAAGAACTTCGGCAACCGCATTCTGTTCCCCTTGCAACGGGCTGAGCTCGTATACAAGCACTTCGATAAGCTGACCCCCTCTAGCACAAGAGAGGATCACTTGTTTCGTGATGAGACCAAGATGAACTATAGAGTACGCTATGCTATAACGCAAAAAGCCCGCATGTTGGTGCAGGCCTTTTACAGAAGACTAGAGTCTTAAGTGAACATCACTTTGTAGACGACCTGGCCTTTATCATCCCGAACAGCTTTGAGAACACGACCACGATTATCGCCATCATGGACGTAGCTAACGTGAACCCAATCAGGATTGTCTTCGTCACCAAACTCCCAAATGAGCTGATCAAATTCGATGCAGTTGAGTATATAGCGGAAGATGTCACCGTTTGTCGTACCTCCGAAAACGTCTGCGTCCAGGTCGAGTGCTCTTCCTTGAATATGCTGGCTACGGCTTGAGCCGCCGATCGCAGTGTTGAGCTCAAGCGAACGATACCCGCTCGACACGTATATAGGAACTCCGAGACCTTCCCTAAGAGGTTGAAATACGTATCGCGCAAGCTGTCTAAGATTCTCTGTTTCCCATTCATCTGGTGTGTTGTTTATGCCGAGCCTCGATGCGGTGATGCTTTTGGTACACTCTCTAAGCGTCAGGTTTTCAGATAGTTGCATTTTTTTTGAAATTTTCTTGCCGAAATGTTTGGAGGTAATTGTTTTTCCTCCTTACAATGAGATCAGCAACGAACAAATTTACAAAATTCAAATCAACAATCATGCGTAATTACATTGCAACTTTCGCTTTCCTCTTGTCTTGCATCACTTGCGTCGCTCAAGGCGACGTGACACTGTTCACTTACATCTACGACGACGTTTCGATCATGCCTATGGAGGGGGCACACGTAACTCTGCAGTCCTCTTTCGGGGTGACTCGGGTTGAATCAGCAGACATGGACGGAACGTGTCGCTTCGACGACATCATTTCAGGCCAGCAATACACAGCCATTGTGTCGATGGACGGATTCTCTGGTCAGAGCTTTTCTTTCGTAGCGCCCCAGGACGACGAAGACATCGTTATGGGTGTGGAGTTCTTCTTGACAAGGGAGGAGGATTAAGATCCTCTCCCTATTCTTCTGTGCTGACCTGGGGTGAACAAAGGCCTCATTTTGTTTGGAGCGTTACTACCCCTTGAGTACCTTGTTACACTTCTAGGTTCGGGCTTAGGAAAGTTAAACTCTGGCCAGTTGAGGTTAATCTTTCGATTTCTGTTGCGAGGAGGCCTTCCCTTTCTGAAGTCGTCGTCATCGCCCTCAGGATCCTCTCCTCTTATGAACTTGGGTCTGGTTGTGATTTTTGAGCTGGAACCTCTCTGATCGCCTTGACGACCGTAGTATACGGAAAGAACCTGTCCAAGGTCGGCCTCGCTGATATCTCCTTCCTCCATCATGTCGTATATCTCAGCAGGAAGCGTAATGACGTTAGGGTTCATAATTCCCTTCTCCTCGTCGTAGCCTCCTAGCTCAACGCCTTCCAGCGTAAATCTCTCTCCGTCAACCTCGAAGTTCATAGGTTGAGCAAGTCTTGGGTCATCAAGAGATCTTCCGATTCCCCGACCTTCAATGGCCGCCACTCTTTCTTCTCTTCTGTCATCAGCCCCGCGAACAGCAACGAAGTCCTCAGCGATGTCTTCTGGGTAGACCTCTGGTGTCTCGATCGCTTCAAGCGTTCTGAGAAGGTCCCCAACCTTTCTCATCTTCTTACCTTCTGGAGTCCTAAGCTCGCCTCCATTTCCTGAAGTTCCATTCTTATCTTTCTCTGTTTGCAAGAGATCTGAATCTTCTGCATAGATCATCCCTCCAGTACGGTACTTCTTGACCATAGCTCCGTACTCAGCCTGAGGCACTTCGATATTCTGATTTGCATTACGACGCTGTCGCAAATGCTCTCCGAGCATACCCATCAGACCAGCGCCAGACATTTTTGAGAAGAGTCCAGCTCCTTTATTGCCGATCGCTTTATTCAGAAGCATGCCTCCGCCCAGACCGATAGCCTTGGCCATTCCAGGTCTCTTTTCAGCGAATCCCTTCGCTTTATCTACGAGACCGCCCAGGAACATATTGTCGTAATTTTTTTGTGCTCTCATGATGCAAATATAAGCGTTTAGGATTTCTTAGTCTTCGTCTTGGTGAATGCCATCTTATCCTTACCGCCTGCTACAAGACCAAGCTCTTGCAGAACCTTAGTCATTCCAGGGAGGTTCATCTTAGGGTCCTTTGGGGTAATGGTCATGGTAAAAGCCTTCGGAGTTTCTTTCTCCTGCTTCAGCTTCTTTTTGGTTTTGATGTATTTAGGATCACCATTCACGATCGCGCCAGTTGAGGCTTTCTTTACTGCTTTCATGCTACAAATATAAGAAGATAGTTCTTGTGCCTATTCAGCAATAAAGTAACAGCTTGAAATGTTCTTACATTTCCTAAGACTGCTTAGAAGCTTTTCCCTTATTTACTTAAGAAGCTTCTCTTTCTCGTTTGCTTCGAGGCGAAGTTACAGCAGATTTCTGACTTATGAATCAGCTAGAGCATTAGGTTAAGTAAATAGGTCTAACTTATTGTCATAGAACAGCTTAGATACTTCTAAGTGAAGCGAGTGTGAGCCGATCGAGGGCGAACCCGCTTTGAAATTTGAGGGTGTTATACGGATCTGGGGGATTATACGTACCTATAGGCGTTACGCACGCACACCCGAAACGCATTACGCAACCCCGTGGGTACGATACACGTCGCATTTTGCGCATACATTCCAGCTTTTCGTAACTGACTGGTGCTGAGCAGGTTACGTGGTGTCAGGTGAAGTAGCGGTACAGCTGAGAGTTACACCGATGTTTCCTCTTTGAGGGGG